TGTTCAAAAGCCCCGTATCCATTGCAACACAATGGATACGGGGCCTTTTTTTATTGCCGTGGCATTACCGTGGCATTATAAATCGCTATCTGGGCCGTTTTGGTCTATTGGGGACAGTTTGGGCTTTTTGACCAGGCCGGCGCTTTCCGGGATGAGCGCATCCATCTTCCTGACTGCTTCGGAGGAGGCGGACGGGTAGAGGTGGCCGTAGGTCCTCAGAGTAGTTTCTATGTCCTCGTGCCCCAGGCGCTCAGATACCAGCAGGATAGGCTCCCCCATGTGTATGAGCATGGAGGCGTGGGAGTGCCTGAGGTCGTGCAGCCTGATTTTTTCCATCCCTGCCTTATCGCATCCTTTCGCCATCTGCTGGTGGAAGTAGCTTTTCGTGAAGGGAAAGAGCCGGTCCCCTGGCTGAAGGTCATAAAGATGCCCCTCGTACTCCCGGATGGTATCGACGATTTTTGGAGGCAGTGTGATGACCCGGCGGGACTTCCTCGTTTTTGGAGGGGTGACGACCTCCCGGCCTTCTATGGTCTGGTAGGTCTTGGAGACGGTAAGGGTCCTGGCCTCCAGGTCTATGTCCTCCGGGGTGAGTGCCAGCAGTTCTCCTATGCGAAGTCCTGTCCAGAACAGGACCGTGAGCCCCACCCTCCCTGGATACTTCGGGACGTGGTCTATGAAGGCGTTGAAATCTTCCGGGGTCCAAAAGTGTATCTCGGAGCCCTCCTTCTTCCCGACGCTTCCCGCGAGGCGGGCCGGGTTGCTGGGAAGGTTATAATATCGCCCAGCGTAGTTGAAGATGGCCGAAAGCTGGTTGTGGATGGTCTTTACGTAGGACGGCGCCAGCTTTTCCCCCAGGAGGTGAGACTGCCACCGGCGGACCGCGGTGGGAGAAATCTCGTTTATCTTCATCTCCCCAAAAAAAGGCAAGACCCACTTCTCGATGACGCTCTTCTTCATCACCACCGTGCTCTCCCTGAGCCTGGGGCCCATGTCCTTCAGGTAGAGCTCCGTCATGGAGGCAAAGGACATATCGCAGGTCCCGGCCTCTTTCCGAAGGAACTCCCTTTCGTACTCCTCCGCGTCCTTCTTCCTGGAGAAGCCCCGCTTCTTCTTCAGCTTCCTGCTGCCCCTCCAGTCCGTATAATAGAACGAGGCATACCAAGTGCCTCTCTGCTCGTCCTTGTATGCCGGCAATACGCTCACCTTCTCATTGTGGAATTGATAGAATATAGAGACTAGAAAGATTGTAGTTGACAATATGGTATATAAAACATATAATAACACCAGAGAGACAGAAAGAGCGGTGGAAATATGGAGCACTACGAAATCATTTTCTTTACCCTGGAAGATGGTACACAACCGGCCCGCGAATATATCGAAAGCCTTTCCGTGAAAATGCGGGCCCGGATAGCGAAGATTATTGCCTTACTTCGTGAGTATGGAGGTCAAGTCCGAATGCCATACTCTGAATATCTGCAAGACGGTATCTTTCAGATCAGGGCCCAGCAGGAAGGAAATATCTCCCGTGTTCTATATTTTTTCAACAATGGGCAAAGAATTGTTTTGACCAATGGCTTTACAAAGAAAACCGCCAAGACGCCCCCCAGCGAGATTGAGCGGGCCAAACGCTACAAGGCAGAGTATGAACGGAAGGAGGCCGAAGCCAATGAGTAAGCCAATGACTTTTGACGAGTATTTAGCGAAGGAAATGGAAAATCCCGAATTCAAGGCAGAGTGGGACGCCTTGGAGCCTGAATTCCAGATTATCCGAGGTATCGTTGAGGGTAGGGAGATGAACGACCTCACCCAGGAACAGCTTTCTGCTGCTACTGGTATCAACCAGGCAAATATCAGCCGTCTGGAGAATGGGACAGCCAACCCCTCCCTGCGGACCCTGAAGCGCCTCGCCGCTGGCATGGGGATGGCCCTCAAAATTGAATTTGTCCCCCTCCGCCCTGCTGGCCAGTGAGATTGCTTGTCATGCGCGACGAGTATGACATTCAATGCCTGAACCCCAGAAGGGCCCCGTATGCTGGGGAGCTGAAGAAGGCAGACGGCGACGGCTGGACCACTTGGGATGATGTGCGGGATAAGCTGTTCACCCCGGAGGAAGTAGCCGCAAGCGACAGCCGCGTGGCCCTCATCGGCGAGCTTATCAAAGCCCGCCGGGGAAAAGGAGCTGCTGAAATACTGACCTTACAGGAGGCCATCAAAGAGGCCTTGCAGGACCCTGTATTTAGGGCCGAATGGGAGGACCTAAAGAACGACCCTGAACTTCAGGCCCTCAGGAACATCATTGATGGGCCGGATCACCCCGCCGGCCAGTGAGCCCTTGCCGCCCCTCGTGGGGCGGCTTTTTTATGCCTTCATACGAAAATTCTTGACTTTCCCCGGCCTATGGGGGGATGATAAGGCCATAACAGACCGAAGGAGGCCATGGAAATGGTGCGAATGTATAACCCGAAGAACGTCGTTCTCGATGTGCTGCTGGTCCTGGAGGAGCACAAAATCCCTGTTTCCCTGCTGGATACTGTCCTCGCTGACATTCGGGCCACAGTGATGAGCCAGCCTATCACCGGCGGCTCCATTGGCCTGCCCCCTGCTGAATATGAGGCGCAAGAGCGGCGGCTGCTCCGGGAACTAGAGAGCCGGAAGAAGGGCTCATAGCAGTTTGGCAATGTACTCCCCGGCGACTGAGGTTGCGACCTCGACGAGGGCCTTCAGAGAGAATACCCCGGCCTTTGCCAGTTTCCCCTTGGCCGCATTGTAAACCGTATCGGAGCGGATATTTGCCAGGAACTCATGTGCGCTGGGGGAAATATCCCTCACTGAGAAACTGCCATCGGCCCCAAACCGTGCCCCCACCAAGAAGCCGCATATATCACACTGTCGCAAGTGGTATTCTATCTCATCGGCGCTGTAAGCATCCAGGCTTGCAGCGCCTTTGAAATCTTCAAAGCTGGCGAAAGTGTATGTAACCCCTCCTGTGGTGGATACCTCCTCCAGGGCCATGAGTGTGTCCCTGATACAGTCGGGATTGAGCTTCATGTGGAAAACCTCCTCCGCTTTCTCCGCTCCAGCCAGGAGAGGAACATAATAATAACTGTCTATATACATACACTGTCTTAAATATTAAATAAGGTGTCGAGGGCCAATACGTGGATAAATTGTCCATGAAAGGCCTCAAATACGGGGATTATTTGTCCCCGTATTTTTGCAAATAGGTGGATTATTTGTCCACCTATTTTTTTACCCTGCCTTTCCTGTGGAAAACAATGTGGAAAGTTTGCCAAAGTCATCGGCGCCCCTTCCTGAAGTCTACCCGGATCACACGGCCTCCCCCTCGTCGCGGCGGGGGGTTGCTGTCTCTATGGTATTGTCCGGGGCCATGGGTGCCACCATCTCCTGGAGGCGGCCAATCAATATGAGCTGCTGCTGCTCCGGGAGCTGTTCAAAGAGGGCCAGCATTTCCCTGGAGTTCTCGCTGAGGCCTCCCCCGGCCTGACCTGTTCCCGCTGTGGTGAGCTCCGTGGTCCTCCCAAGAAGATAGTCAACTGAGCATTCGAGGTAGTCCGCCACCTTTGCGAGATTATCTGCTTTTGGCATAGAGGTTTTCATGTGCGACATTGCATTAAAATTCAGGCCCGACCCTTCTAGGACCACCTTCATGGTCTTGCCCCTGAGCTTCGCAAGGTATTTGATGCGCTCTGCAACATCTGACGATTTATACATAAAACGAGCCTCCAAATTATGACAAATGCTAAATATACTTTTTTGTAGAAAATCGCTTGACGAAATCTACTTTTTGGGATATAGTATAGCCAACATACAAAAATGTAGATTTTCAAATCACAAGTTTGTAGAAGGAGAAATAACCATGAACACCTACGAAATCAGCATCCAGCGTGAGAACGGGACCACCTGCACCGACAGAGTGGTAGCCGCCACCCCTGCTGAGGCGAAGAAATTCTTCCGAGAAATCTACCGCCACGGCGAGGCCTTCCAGAGCAAAGACCTGAAGGTGGAGCTGGTGTCTGAGAACATCCCGGCCACGAAGGACCGGGAGCGCGAGGCCCTGGAGAAAATCAAGGCCATCGTGGAGAGCCTGGGCCCGGACAGCTATGTGGGAACCGCCTTCGAGGGGTGCTTTGAGATTGCCGAGGAGAATATCGAGTTCGACTTAGCTGACAGCCTCCAGGGTCGCTTGGAGGTAGCCGAAAAGAAACTCCGGGACGAAATCTCCGAGAAGCAGAAGGTGAGGGACGAGGCCCAGAAAACCATCAAGGAGCTGGAAGAAAAGCTCGCCGAGAGCCAGAAAGATTGGGAGGCCGCCCATGAAGCCGCCCACCTGGTAGCCGATGAGAAGGACGCGGAAATTGCCGCCCTCAAGGCCCTGGTCCTCTTAGATGATGACCTGACCGACTGCATTCAGATGGCCCGAGATAGCGCCTATTCATATCAGGATGCTATGGAAAAGGCGTCCGTTGCCATTGTGGAGTTGGCCGATGACCCCGCTTCCCCTGAGTTTGCCCAGGCCGTGAAGGACCACAGGAACGCCAAAGCCGCCAAGGAATACGCCGAGGCGCTGGTTGAACGCCTGACTGAGAAGCAGAAGAACCGCGCCGGGGCCTGAGCGCCCCGGCCCCCTGAAAGGAGAAATAACCATGTTCGATAAGAACGGCGTAGAAATCCGCACCGGCCATATCGTGAAGGTCACCGGGGCCTTCTTCAAGAACGACAATGGCCTCTACTATGTGGAGCACTCCCCCGGCGACCCTTCCTGGAGCGGCCAAGACCACTGCCTGAAGAAGGTTTGCAAGGACGGGCGCCTCAGCAAGTCCACCCGGAACATCTGTTTCTGGCCTATTGGTGCATTCACCAATGACCGAGCCAAGAACGCTCAGGCCAATGCCTGGAACCGGGAGCACGCCGAGATTGAGGTCGTGACCCTCCCGGATATGTTCTGGGTCCTGGGCCGTTTCCGGGAGAAGCTGGAGGCAACTGCTGAGGACGTGCGGCGGCACATCCGGGACTTTGGAGAGGACGATACGATGGTCCAGAAGGAGAAGGCCATCCAAAGCCACTATGAGGGCGTCATCCGCTTTATCGAGGGGAAGGAGTTTTGACTATGAGAGCCTGCGAGCTGCTGGAGCTCCTGGAGGAGCTTTGCGAGCATGACCCCGATATGGAGGTCAACATTGCCTACCAGCCCCGCTACCCCCTGGCGGCCCCCGTGTCCCATCTGAAGGTCCGGGGCGGGGAGGCCTACATCTGCGAGAGCGGCTATGGGGGTAACTGCTACGCCCCCAGCCACCTGTTCGATGACAACGAGAGCAGCATGGAAGATTACTACGGGGAGGACGAGGGCTGATGAGCTACCGAGAGGAACTGAGCGCCCGGTACGACTGGCCCCTGAAGATACACAGCCGCGGCTATGACGCCCACCTGGTAGGCCTCCAGCCCCTGGGCGGCGGCGAGGTGGCCGCCATCTACCGTTTCCCTGGAGGGGACAGCGTAGTGTTTGATGATGAAATCCGGGCCAGTTTGCCCGCCGAGGAAGGAGAAAACCATGAGACTGTTTGAGCTGTATCGTCTGGACCGCCCGGAGGTGGTGGTCCAGACCGTAGAGGCCAAAACCTCCGAGGACGCTCTGGAGCTGGCCGGGAGCCGGCTGGCGCCTCTGTTTGGTGGAGCCGCTCAGATCTCCGTTCCCTTGCTGACCCTGGCCGCCCCTGTGGGGCTGCTTGGGGTCCGCCGGGGGGCTTCCCCCCTGAGAGAGGCGGCGGACGAATGGTGACCGCTGAAGCTCTGGACGCCGCCGTGGTGTTTCTGCTCTATGTGGCTGGCATCCTCCTCACTCTGGGCGTCGGCGGCCTGGTGGCCGATTACATATTCCCGCACATCAAGCCTCTGGGTCGGTTCATGGACGGCCTCCCCATGATGGATGACGAGGAGGAGGGGCCAGAGTGAGCCGGTGCAAGTTCTGCGGGGCCCAAATCGACTGGATATGGAGCCAGGAGCGCGGAGGCTATGTGAAGGTCGATGCCGAGCCTGTATTTGTGGACCTGAGCGGCGGAGAGGCCACCTTCATTACCGATGAGGGTGGAATACTCCAGGGAAGGCTTGCGCCGGACACCGGCGACCATACCGGCCAGGATGTGGCTTTTCTCTCCCACTGTTGCGGTGGACATTCCAACTATACCAAAAACAAGACCAAAAAACAAGAGAAGGGGGCGAGACAGAGTGAAGAAGCCGAGAACTGAGTTCGGCGTGGAGTGCAAAATCTTCATGGCCGAAACAGGCATGACCGTCCGGGAACTGGCCCAGGCATCTGGTGTCAAGGAAAACACCCTCGTTGCGGCCATGGTAGGCAAGACCCCTGGCCATGACCTGGTGCCCGTGGTCAAGGGCTATATGGAGAAGCACCGAGGCGACGGGAAGGAGGCTGCTGTATGAGGACCGCGAAGGATACCTTCTACTTCGTCGAGGATGTTATGAAGATGCTCGGCCTATCCAGGTCGAAGGCATACAGCATCATCAAGCAGTTCAATACCGAGATGGAGGAAAAGGGCTATTTCACCGTCCCTGGGCGTGTAAACCGGCGGTATTTTGACAGCCGCATGAACTTTGAGCCGGAGCCGAAACCGGGCCGCAAGCGGGCCCGCACGGCCTGAGAAATCCGAGAGGAGAAATAACCATCATGTCAATTTTCAAAGAGTGCCCCTTGTGTGGGGCGAACCTGGACCCTGGAGAGGCCTGCGACTGCCGGGAGCTGAAGCTGGTCACCTACGCTGATTGGGAAGCTGCCGGGAGCTTCACAGAAATCGCCAAACCTGGGGATGCTGTGGAGGAGCGCGTTGTGGACGAGTTCCTAAACTGCCTCCCTCCCGTGCGCCAGGAGTGTGGCTTCATCCAGTGTGGGGAGCCGTACAGCCATGAGTATGACCCGGAGACGGGGCACTGGAGGGCCACCTTCGCCACCTTCCAGAAGCGGGGCGAAGCCTGGTATTACTGCGGCAACTGCTTCGCCGGGAAGTCTACCGAGCCGAAGAAGGTCAGTATCAAGGGGGTGCTGTGACGTGTACCGCTACTATATCACCAAGCTGAACCAGCACGGCATCATGGAATACCCTCCCCTCCCAATCCCTGATACCGTGGGCCACTATGGACAGAATGGGATTGCCTTCGAGGGTATCTGCGGCCACTTCTATGGCTTCGTGGAATATGAGAAGGAACTGCCGGCCTCCGATGTGGCCGTCTTCAACCTGGTCCCCGGACCGTCCCCCAGCTACTACCCCATCGACGAGGAGACTGCCAGAAGGGCCCACGAGATGATGTCTTTCCGGGACTACAAGAAGGGGGCCAAGACATGGCAGTACAGGGTCCGTGTGGACGAGGCCTCTATGATTGCTGACCGCCAGAAGAAGCGTATCGACCCCATGTACCACGAGAAGGTGGACCGCCTCCTCGCCAGTTTCTCCCGGCGGCTGGCTGAGAACCTGAACGAGGAAAGCCGCATCGGGACTATGTGCCCCTCAATCCTCATCTCTGGAGGGTCCAACTTCCCTGTCAGGAAGAAGCAGCGCCAGAATGCGGCGTCCGACCGGAACATGAAGGAGCACCAGGAAATCATGGGCCTTATTTCTCGCATCTGCTCCGTGGGGACCGGGGGCATCTCCTCTGATGAGCCCCAGGCCATTGAGAAGCTGAAGCTCAAACTGGAGAAACTGGAGAAGCACCAGGAACTGATGAAGGCGGCCAACGCCGCTATCCGAATGAAGGACCGGGACAAGGGGGACGCCAAGCTGAAGGAGCTAGGCTACACCCCTGACGAGATTACCGAGCTGCGTGCCCCTGACTTCTGCGGGCGAGTGGGATACCCTGCCTTTGAGCTGTCCAATAACCTGGCAAACATCAAGCGCATCCGGGAGCGCATTGCATCCCTGGAGAAGATGAAGGAGGCTCCGCCGGAGGGGTGGACCTTCGACGGGGGCCAGGTGGTGGTGAATACTGAGGAAAACAGGGTCCAACTCATCTATGATGAGAAGCCGGACCCTGATACCAGGGCAAGGTTGAAGGCCAACGGCTTTAGGTGGGCCCCGTCTCAGGGAGCATGGCAGCGGCAACTCTCCGCCGCCGGGATGTCGGCTGCCAGGGATGTGGCCCCGCCGGTAGAGAGCTGAACCCCCTGCAACTATTTCCATGATACCAGAAAGGAGGCTCTGCGCTATGCCTGTGACAGGAGTAAAAAAGCCCCCCGCGTATCTGCGGGAGGCACGTTCAAGGGCTGGATATGCAAACCGGGTGGCCGCATCTATGGCCGTACCCTTTTCCCCGGAAACCATAGGCCGGCATGAGCGGGGCGATGTGGAGATGGAGCCGGAGGACGCCATCCTCTACTCCGAGAAATACCGGGACCCGTCCATCCTGGTCCGCTACTGCTCGGACTGCCCTATCGGTAAGAGGACCGGGAAGGCCGTCACGGACCGCCCCCTCCCATTTGCAACGCTGAGGATCAGCCGGATGTTGGATGAGGCCCAGCAGATTGCTGACCGTCTGGAGGACATTGCATTTGATGGACAAATAGACGCCGGGGAAAAGGCGGACTTCGAGAGTGCCCTGGCCTTCCTACGGGAGTTGGACCAGACCATCAACGATATGCTGCTGCTCGGGATGCGGGTGGGAATGACTGAAGCCGCCACACCCGCCGGGAACGGGTGAAGCGGCTCCATAGGAAAAATAACCATTTACACTGTACCACATCAATTTTCCGCTGTCAAGCGGCTGCTGAAAGGAGAAATAACCCATGCTGAAAGTGCTCATCCAAGAGAAAGAGGACGAGCTGGAGTGCTCTTGTGAGATGGACGGGACCCTCGATGACATCTGCAACCAGACCCTCCATGCTATCCAGTGCATCTATGGTGCCCTGCGTCAGTCCTGCAGCAAGAGCGAGCTGTTCTTCTTCCGCGAGATGGTGAAGTCTGGCATCCAGCGGAAGGACTCGCTCGTCTGGCAGAAACCTGAGAATGAGGAGGAATAACCATGCTTGAAGTCAAAGTAACCCCAAAGGGAGAGGGCCACAACGTAGTGATAGCCATTGAAGGATCGTTCAAGGCGCTGACCTTAGAGGCCTTTTTGGTTATTGGGAGCATCTGTGCTGGTGTCAGGGAGTGTGGACCGTTGGAGGCTGCCATCTTCAACGACCTGCTCGAAAAGGCCGTTCTGGATAAGACCTCACCTCTCTTGGACCTAAACAGTGCCGACCAGACCAAAATCACCTTCGACCCCTCTCTCCGCAAGAAATGAGCAGATGGGACGTGCCGGACCACCCCGTTATCGTAGCCTGTGAGCGGACAGGCTACCCTCCTGGGATGGAGCCGAAGGCCTACACTTGCCCTATCTGCGGGGCTGAATGTGAGACGGTTTTCACGAATTTTGCCCGGGAGCCTGTGGGCTGCGACGTATGCCTGGAGGCCAAGGACGTGTACGAATACTATGAGGAGGAATGACCAATGCGAGGCATCAAAAAGGTGCCCATTGCTGGTAAGAGCCGGGAGGAATGGCTGGAGATGCGGCGGCACACCATTGGTGGGTCTGACGCTGCTGGTATCATCGGCCTGTCAAAGTGGTCCAGCCCTATGAGCGTATGGGCTGATAAGACCGGGCGGCTGCCGGATAAGCCGGACACCGAGGCCATGAGGTTGGGCCGGGACCTGGAGGGCTACGTCGCCCGCCGGTGGATGGAAACCACCGGGAAGAAGGTCCGGCGCCTCAATTCCATGCTCTACAACGAGCTCTATCCGTTTGCCCATGCTGATATTGACCGGGAGGTTATTGGGGAGCGGGCTGGCCTGGAGTGTAAGACGACCTCCACCCTGGATGTGAAGCAGTTCCAGGGGCTGGAGTTCCCGGAGCAGTATTACGCCCAGTGTGTCCACTACCTGGCCGTCACCGGCTACGACCGCTGGTATCTGTCAGTCCTGGTGTTTGGCCGGGGCCTGTTCAACTTTGTGCTGGAGCGGGACCAGGCAGAAATTGACGCCCTGATGAAGGCTGAGGGCGACTTTTGGGCCCTGGTGGAGAAGGACACTCCGCCCGCCGCCGATGGGACCAAGCCCACCGCGGATACCCTCCAGACCATTTACCGGGAGAGTTCAGACGCTGAGGTCGTCCAGCTCTTTGGCCGGGAGGGGCTGCTTCAGGAGTGGAGCGGCATCAAGGAGCAGATGGAGGCTCTGAAGGGCCGGAAGGAAGAAATTGAGAACACTATCAAACTGGACCTGAAGGAAGCCGAGCGTGGGGCCTGTACTGGCTACGGTATCTCTTGGAAGCCCCAGAGCCGGCGGTCTTTTCAGACTGCTGCCTTTGAGAAGGCCCACCCGAATATCGACCTGTCCCCGTTCTATAAGACCAGCGAGGCCCGCGTGCTTCGTATAACCGCAGAAAAGGAGGCCATCTGATATGGCGAATAACACCACCATCCAGCGGCGCACCCAGGAGACTGCCGCCGCCCGGACCACCGAAGGCCCGACTATGCAGCAGTACATTAAGCAGATGCAAGGGGAGATCAAGAAGGCCCTTCCTTCTGTGATGACCCCGGAACGGTTCAGCCGTATTGTCCTGTCTGCCCTCTCTACCAACCCGAAACTGGCGGAGACATCCCCACAATCCTTCCTTGGCGCCATGATGACCGCCGCCCAGCTTGGCATGGAACCTAACACTCCGCTGGGCCAGGCCTACCTCATCCCCTTCTGGAATAGTAAGGCGCGGGCCCTCGAATGCCAGTTCCAGCTTGGATATAAGGGCCTCATCGACCTTGCCTATCGTTCCGGGGATGTATCCACTATCATGGCCCAGGTGGTCTATGAGAATGATGAGTTTGAGTATTCCTTCGGCCTGGAGCCGAAGCTGGTACACCGGCCCGCCCTGGAGGAGCGAGGCAATCCGAAGTTCGTATATGCCATGTTCCGCACCAAGGATGGGGGGTACGGATATGAAGTCATGTCGATTGCTGATGTCCGGGCCCACGCCCAGAAGTATAGCAAGGCATTCAATTCCGGCCCCTGGCAGACGAACTTCGAGGAGATGGCAAAAAAGACCGTTCTCAAACGGGTCCTGAAGTATGCCCCCCTGAAGTCTGAGTTCATGCGGGCGGTGGCTCAGGACGAGGTTGTAAAAACAGAGGTCAGCTCCGATATGTATGAGGTCCCCAGCGTGTATGTGGACGCCGACTATGAGGTAGACGCCTCGACTGGAGAAATCGTGAGGGGACCTGAGACGCAGGATGGTGATAATGCCAACGGAGGAGACGCGGCGGCAGACGGCCAGCAGCGCATGACCGTGTAACCTCTGGACTGATGGCGAAGCAGTGATACGGAGGGAGGGGCTGCCGGGTGCGCTATCTGACCGAAATCAATGCTTTTGAGCGGCTGATGGACCGGCACCCCCTCCCTGGAACTGCCCAGCTCCTGTGGTACAAACTGATGCGTGAGGCGAACCGGCAACGCTGGTCTGAAGCGATACAACTGGACAACGACACTGCTATGGGTTTTGTAGGTGTGACCGTACACGCTTTTAGAAAGGCCCGCACCGCCCTCTCTGAAGCTGGGCTTCTGGAGTTTGCCCAGGGGGTGAAGGGACAGCCAAGTACATATCGGCTCATACCGCCCTCCCTGGTGGAGTATCGGGAGGCTGCTGGGGCCGACGCAGAACTGCCATACGATGAAGGCACCGGCTACCTGGAGGACGTGGAGGCCCCAGAGCAATACTTCGGATGGACTGAGGCAGCCGGGAGAGAGCTGGCGAAAATCACCCGTGAGCTGTTTACCGCATACTGGCCCGGGCGCTCCCCGGATGACCGGGACCGGCAGAGGGTGTTCTACTACATCAAGAAGCAGGACCAGGGCGAGGACGGAGAGTGGACCATGAGCTTCCCTGAGGAGCGGAAGGCGTTGCTGGCCTACGCTTTTGAGGCGGCTTCGAGGGCTGGGGCTGTCAACTGGAACTATATCGCCGGGGTATATCGGAACCTGGGAGCCAGAGGCATTGAAACCGTGGAGCAGGCACATGAATACGACGAAAAAAGGAGTTCTCAATACCGATGAGAGATCAGCATAGAACGAGGGGCGGGAGAAGGGCGGCCAAGCGCCGCCACCCTATTCTGGGTGTGGCTCTTGCTACGCTCCTCCCTGTGGCCCTACTGTCATTTTCCTTCCCCGCCGAAGGGGAAAGCTACCAGGGCACTCAGGAAGCGCCTCAGCGGTGCGTACAAACCGTGTTTCCCTCTCCTGGGTGGGAAATTATCATCGTCCAGAACGAGCCCGCCAGCGTGCGGGAAACGGCCAAGGAAGAAGCCGGGGCGCCGGTACTCTGGACTGAGGCCGACCTGGAGCTGATAGCTCAGACCGTGTGGGCTGAGGCCAGGGGGATAAAAAGTCGAGCGGAGCAGGCCGCCGTGGTGTGGTGTATCCTCAACCGCGTGGACACCGGGACCTGGGGGGACACCATCTCAAAGGTGGTGACATCCCCCAGCCAATTCGCCTGGGACCCGCACAGCCCTGTGGAAGCTGAGTTCGTGGAGCTGGCCGAGGACGTGTGCCGCCGGTGGGCTGCTGAGAAGGCCGGGGCATCTGATGTGGGCCGGACCCTGCCGGCTGAATACCTGTACTTTGAGGGGGACGGGAGACACAACCACTTTAGGACTGAGTGGGAGAAGGACCAGGGACGCACCTGGGGATGGAGTTTCCCGGACCCCTACCTGGAGGGATGAGCTGTGAAGAACAGTGTACCAGTCTGCGCTGAGTGTTGCCACATGGAGATGACAGGGCGGGCAAAGATTACCAGCAACAACAGCCACTTGGGAGGACCACGCGGGGACTGTATGTGCAAACACCCTGACGCCGTGGAAACCTTCCGAAAGGTATGCCCGCGCAGTCCGCGCATAGCGGGGTTTATCGGTTATACCGCGCCGGGAGGAAGCGCCCCCCAGATTAAGACCTCCCCCCGGTGGTGCCCCTTGCGCAACCGCTTAGTTTCTTCCGGCCAGGAGGCAGAGAAGTGAAAAAGAACGGTGCCAAACCGATTGAGCCTGGGGAAATTTTCTGGTTTACCTATGAGCACATATACACCCAGGAGGGGGAAATCCTCCCCAGAGTTGAGTATTGTGTCCTGAGCGGCGAGTTTCGCAAGTTTGTCATGGGCGGGAAGGAAATGGTAGTTGTAGGGAAAACGCCAGACCGCGGAAATGTTCCCTTCTATTTTTACCCGAAAAACATCGGTGCACGAGTGTTTCGGAGCCCAAGAGAAGCTGCTAATCTGGCGAGAAGGCAGACCGATAGGCATGAAAGGATATGGGGTCGCACAGGGGAACCTCCAGCAAGAAGGCCGTGGGCTCACTACCTAGAGGAACAGGAGCCCGTTTCCACCGTGGAACCCATCCAAATGTCTTTATTTTGAGTATCTGGAGGGATGAACAGGTGGACGGAGTAACTGTAACCGTCACTATGACGGCGGATGAATTTATGGAGTTCATGTCCTGGAGAAAGGACAAGAACCATTACAGCGCGGAAATGGACGCACAGCACAGGAAGTGGGAAATGCTGGCGAACAAAGCCTGCTGGGCCATTGAGGCAGATCCGAATCGACCTGGAAAGGTCAAGATTGTGGACCAGGAACACGCGGCGGAGCTGCTGGAGCTTGCCAATGACTTCCTATCATAGAAGGGGGAAAAACCATGCCGCTATTGATTTACTACCGTCAGGACGGGTCTATCGTCAACCACCACCTTGCCCCTGAAGCCTGGGAGCCGGAGGAGCTGAAGAAGAAAATCGAGGAGTACAACGCCGAGCACCCAAAGCGCCCCGCCTACTCCCTGGAGGTGGAGCCCGGAAGCCTGACCGAGTACCTTCTGGGGAAAATTCAAGCGGAGGCCCGCCGCTCTGATGAGGCCATCGAGGAGGCCCTGGACGCCCTGGACACTGCCCGAGACTGTGTGCGAAGTCTTCAGAAATAGGGGTGGAATGTATGGGACGGATATTTCCACGGGGCTGCACTATCTTCAACTGTGACCGGCGGCGGGGAAATGTCTGCTGCGCCGATTGCGGTTTTAAGTCGAGCGGGGCCTGCAAAAACCCCTGCCTGAATGGGCCGGACCGTTGCGGCCAGGTCCTGCCGAGAGCCACGACCAATCAGACCAAAAACGGGAGGAAATGACAATGGAATTTGAACTTGTGGAGATGACCCCTGAGCAGCGGGAAATGGCCCTCTATGAGGAGGCGGTGGAGCACTTCGGAGAGAAGGCCCAGCTCCTCCAGACTGTTGAGGAGATGGCGGAGCTCGCCAAGGCCCTGCTGAAGTATATTCGCTATAAGGACTTCGGCCACGGGGACCTGGGCGACATCCTGGAGTGTATCAACGAGGAGCGGGCCGACGTGTCCATCATGCTCAACCAGCTTCAGGTCATCTTCGGTGACAACAGCGAGGACGAGTGCATGAAGCTGAAGCACCTTCGGGAGTTCCTGGACGAAGATGGACGAGCCGAAAAGTGATGTCTTTACCATCCCCGCCCGCCGGTGTAAGCGGTGCGGTGGCCTCCTGACCAGTAAGCAGGGCCTCCGGGACGGATATGGGCCCTGCTGCCTCCAGAAGATGCGTCAGGAGGAGGCCGAGCGGAAGATGGCTGAGAACCAATACAGCCTGTTTGATACCGGCGGGCTGGATGAGACAGAGGAGAAATAACCATGAACCTACATAAAACCAAAATCGAGTGGGCAACGCACACATTCAACCCGGTCACTGGCTGCCTGCATGGGTGCGAATACTGCTACGCCCGCCGCCTTGTCTCCAGGTTTGCGCCCCATGCCTGTGAGAGGCCGGAGCCTGAGCCGCTGGAGTATCTGCCCAAGGGGTCTGGCCTCTTTGTGGCCGATACCCCCTCCCGGCTGGTGGATGAGGCCGGGGTCTATGTGAGGAGCACCCCATACCCCAAAGGCTTCGCCCCCACCTACCACACCTACACCCTGAGCTATCCCGAAAAGCGGCTTATCCCCTCCAGGGTATTTGTGTCCAGCATGGGGGACCTGTTCGGGGAGTGGGTCCCTGATGCCTGGATACAGGAGGTGTTCGAGGCCTGCAAGAGGGCGCCCCAGCACACCTATCTGTTTCTCACGAAGAACCCCCAGCGGTACTGTGACCTCGCCAACGCCGGGAAGCTCCCTGCGGAGCCGAATTTCTGGTATGGAACGACGGTGACAGGGAAAGGGGCCCCGGCCTTTGCTGAGAGTGTCCACTTCAACACCTTCCTGAGCATCGAGCCACTGCTGGAGGACATCGACCCAGGCCTGGGGAGCTTTGGCGGTGTCCGCTGGATTATCGTCGGGGCTATGACCGGGCCGGGTAGCCGGGATCACCGCCCCCTCCGGGTGTGGGTGGAGAAAATCGTGGAGGCCGCCGCTATGACCAAGGCCAAGGTCTTTATGAAGGACAGCCTCAAAGATGTGTGGGGCCCGGACCTTATCCGGGAGCACCCGGAGGGCATGGTATGGCCGGAGGGATGATGCAGGCCGCACGGATTGAGTGCGAGAAGGCGGAGGACCGGGACAATCTGGTGGTCATTCTGGCCCGGAATGGGTACGCCGTCCGGCAGATAAGAGAGAAGCCAAACCCGAAGTCGTCCCGGTACACCTACTTTGTGGAATATTGGAAAGGGAGAGCGGACCATGAGTAAGAAGAACCTTCGCCGCCTGAGTGTGCTCGTCACTGCTCAGACCATGGGGAACCTGGAGAAGCTGGCTGCTATGGAGGGATACGGGAATGTTGGGCGTGTCATCGACAAGCTGGTGCGGGACCGTATGCTTGCCCTTCGCCTGGGGAGCTGGCTGGAAGGAGGCCGCCGCAGATGAGCGTCAAAGCCGTTTTCCTGTATCCTGAGAATGGATATAGGCACAACCAGGAGAAGGTCAGGGAGTGCGGGCTGGAGGTTGGGGCCAAGTATGAGGTATCCGGCATCAATATGGGCCAAAGCAGCACATCGGTTTATCTGGAGGGCTTCAAAGGTTCCTTCAACTCCGTTCACTTTGAATTTGAGGAGAATGGGAAACCCTTGGACATCTTCCAGGACCCCCGTTTCAACCCCTACCTGAGCACGAGAGGAGGACCAACCCATGAGTGCCGGCCAGATTAACCTCCTCGATGAAATAATCGTGGACAACTTCGCCGGCGGGGGCGGGGCCTCCACTGGCATGGAGCTGGCGACGGGCCGGGTAGTGGACATTGCCATCAACCACGACCCAGACGCCATCCTGATGCACCGCACCAACCACCCCCATACGACCCACTACCAAGCCAGCGTTTGGGATGTGGACCCGGTGGAAGTATGCCGGGGGCGTAACGTGGGGCTGGCCTGGTTTTCGCCGGACTGTAAGCACTTCTCGAAGGCCAAGGGCGGGAAGCCGGTGGACAAGAACATCCGGGGCCTGGCCTGGATTGTGCTGCGGTGGGCCGGGACTGTCCGCCCCAGGGTCATCATCCTGGAGAACGTGGAGGAGTTCCAGACCTGGGGGCCCGTCCGCAAGGGTAAGCCGGTAAAGAAGCTCACCGGCCAGACCTTCAGGAAGTGGCTGGCCCAGCTCCGCGACCTGGGCTATGACGTGGAGTGGCGAGAGCTGGTGGCGGCGGACTATGGAGCCCCCACCACCCGGAAGCGGTTTTTCCTGGTGGCCCGCTGTGATGGGCGCCCCATTGTGTGGCCCACCCCCACCCATGCCCCGGTAGATAGCCGGGAGGTGAAGGAGGGGCTGAGGAAGCCGTGGAGGAGTGCCGCTGAAATCATAGACTGGAGCCTGCCAACGCCCTCCATCTTCGATACCAAGGAAAGTATCAGGGAGAAGTACAACCTGACCGCACAGCGTCCCCTACGGCCTAATACGATGGCCCGCGTAGCCCGTGGGGTGGATAAGTTCGTCATCAAGACTGCTGCACCCTTCCTGGTGGTGGTCAACCACTCCGGGGAGTTCCGGGGGCAGGACCCTGAGGAGCCCCTTCAGACCGTGACCTCCAAGCATGGGTATGGGGTGGCCTCACCCAAGCTGGCCCCTTGGACGGTGACCAACACCACGAACTCCACCGGGCACCCTGCCTCTGAGCCCGTGGACACCGCCCGGACCGGGGGTGGTGGGGGCCAGATGTTCCTATCCGCAAGCTTGGTGCAGTACCACACGGAGCAGGGGGAGCGAGTGAGGGGCCAGGGGCTTGACGCCCCTCTCCTGACAGTGGATGCCTCCAACCGCTACGGCCTGTCTGCCGTCTGCCTGGAGAAATACTACGGTAGGGCCACCGGCCAGAGCGCCGGGGAGCCCCTGCACACCATCACGGCGAAGGACCGCGAGGGGGTGGTGGCCGCCAGCCTCTCCAAGTTCTATGGGGGCGTGGTAGGGACAGAGATGTCCCAACCACTCCCCACGGTGACCTCCATCGACCATAATGCGGTCCAGATGGCCCACATGGTCAAACTGAAAGGCACGAACCTGGGCGGCCCTGTATCTGAGCCCGTCCAAACCATAACCGCCGGCGGCGGACACTTTGGGGTTGTCACCACCTATGTGGCCCCCGTATCCCCTGGGGCCGACCTGAAGAACTGGCCCGAAATCCGGGAGCTGCTGAACACCTATTGCGGATATAGCCTGAAGGAGAACGAGGTCATCCTATTTCGGATCTCGGGCAGCCTGTATTTCATGGCTGATGTGGGCCTCCGTATGCTGACCCCTAGGGAGCTCTACCGGGCCAATGGCTTCCCTGATGACTACATCATCGACAGGGACTATACCGGGAAGGAGTATGGGAAGGCAAAGCAGGTGGCGAGGTGCGGGAACGCCGTGCCCCCGCCATTCGCCACGGCCCTGGTCAGGGCCAACCTCCCGGAATGGTGCGGCCAGACCATCACGACTATGGAAGAACTCGAAAAGGCGGTGGCGGTATGAGCAACTTGTGGAGATTTTACGACGGGACATTCAGCGGCGTGGTGGTGGCCTGGACTGAGAAGGAAGCTCTGGAACGGGCCAACCTCTACCTGCAAACCCACTTTGACGGTTACGAGGAAAGCGCCGGCATGAAAGTATGGCCCTGCAAGAGTGACGATGACTTTGACGAGGCCGCCCCCTGGGCCCTGGCTGTTTCCTACTGAAGGAGGGGGGCAAAATGGCAAAGCAGAGTGGGTACCTGAAGCGCCAGAAGGCCAGGGACGATGTTCTGGAGCAAGCCTATAAACAGACCTATCAGCAGTACATGACGGATATGTTCATTATCGCTCTGAACGACCCCGATGTGATGGGGAAGGACGTTCTGGGGTATAAGCGGCTCATGCGTGTGCTGCTGGCCGTTGAAGCCAACTATGACCGCTTCTTTGATGCCCTGACCAAGAACGCTGAAGCTGACTACGCCAGGGAGAAGATGGACACTATCATGCGGAATATCTGTCCGCCTGAGAAGTACATACCCTTCGAGCAGCGGTATGAATGGCTACCGAAGATAACCTACGGACCGAGAAAGTGAGAATGGACCAATGACCAAGACCGAGAAGGCCCTGCGGATGCGCCACCAAAACCAGCTCAACAGACACCTAGGGGCTGACTTTGAGGAGCTGATAGGGGCCGCCTGTGAGTATTACAGGGGCCGGGGTGTGGCCGACATCGAAAAGACCCCGGAGGAGATGAAGCCCATCAAAAACATGGGGAGTGGCCGCTTTGTGGCCGTCTATGTGAAGAAAGCCCAGGCCGACTTCAAGGGCTTCCTCCGGGGAGGGCTGGCCGTCAATTTTGAAGCCAAACACACCTCTACCCCCAGAATGGAGCAGGACCGGGTGACCCCGGAACAGGCTGACCGCCTGGAGAGGGCCTTCAGATATGGCGCCGCTGCCTTTGTGGTCTGCTCCTTCTCTGGGAAAGACTTCTTCCGGGTCCCCTGGGAAGTCTGGCGGAACATGAAAGCCCGGTATGGGCACAAATACATAACCATCCAGGAGGCGGAGCCCTTTCGGATCACCTTCGGGGGCCCTGGGGTCCTGCTGTTCCTGGAGGGACTGGAGGAAAAGAACAATGGAGTTCAGAAAGAAGAAGCCGGAAAAGATGAGCGACGGGGAACTGCTTCAGGAGCTCGACAGGATGATTGCCTCGGCTGAGGCCCAGGCCAACCCCAACCCTGCCGCCTCTGCCATTTTGGAGAGCCTGCACCCCGCCATGAAAGCGGCCATGCCGGAGACGGTGAAGAAGGCAAAGAAGAACCTTCGAACCCTGAAACAGGCAAAGGAGCGTCTGGCGGAGTTGCTGAAGGAGGCGGGAAAGCAATGAGCGCGCGGAGAGAAAAGCGCCTCCGGGCCCTGGAGCGCCGGGTGGAGAAATTGGAGGCCGTGGCCTATATGAGCACTTTCTATGTGACCACAGGCGAGAAGGCAAAGGTCGAGTTCATGGACGCCGGCTGGACCCGCGCCTCTGAACGTGGGCCTGTTCCTTGTTTTAGTGCGGAACCCGCCCGCCGGGGCCCCTGGCAACGGCTGGTGGATATTTTCAGAAAGGACAGATAAGACATGAAGCAGTACATCGGAACCAGGCTCATTGAGGCGGAGCCGGCATACCGAGCCAGTGATGGGGACGGAAGCTCCGTTATTGTGGATACCCCGGATGAGGCCCCCTTCTGCCTCCCCAATATTGAGAAGGGATACCGGGTCCATTACCCTGACGGATACGAAAGCTGGTGCCCTGCCGATACCTTCGAGAAGGCGTACCTCCCCCTCTCAGTTAACCCAGACCTGAGGACCGAGCGCCCCAGCATCAGCCAGGAGATGGTGGACAGTTTTATCCTGGAAACATGGACCCAGACCGCCGGAAATAAGACCACCATTGTTCGAGCCATGCTGAGGAATGGCTTTGAGCTGGTGGAGGCCTCGTCCTGTGTGAGCCCTGAGAACTACGACGAGAAGATGGGCCGCGACATCTGTATGAGGAAAATCAGGGACAGGGTGTGGTATCTGCTGGGCTTCCTCCTCCAGACTGCCACCCATGGGATATGAGCTGCCAAAACTGCCTTTGTCTCACCTGTGCCAATAATGGGGAGAGCCTGAGCACCAAGCCCGGTGAAGCCTCTTTCCCTTGCTACTACTGCGACGCTTGTATCATGTTCATAGGGTCTATTCCTGGAGCTGTCCACACGAAGCGCCTGAACTGTGAGCACTACAAGATGTCTGAACGCTCGAAGGAGGCCAAGGACAAAGCTGATGACCGGAAGGCCAAGAAGTTCCGGGCCTCCTTCAGGGTCATCATGGGTGGGGCTGGAAAGGCCCCGGAGAAATAAAAAAGCCGCCCCCTCCGAAGAGGGAACGACCTGTGGCAAGGAAACTATACCACGAAGGGGGCGCATAGTCAATGGGGAGCCGAAAGACCGTTGAACAGAATAGCGTGGAGGAAATCATCCGGCGGGCCGTTGAAGCTGGCCGCCAGTCTGCTGAGAGGTCCGCGAAGGATGCCTTCAAAGCCACCGAGCGCCGCCTGTACGGCCTCCCCACGCTGGAGATGAAGTACAGGGACGACCTGGAGAAGCTGGCTGAGCTGAAGGCATACGGGCCCAGGGAGCGAGATAAGAGCATCACCCGTTTCTTCAAAACAGGGGTGCGCCTGACCAAAGAGGAGATATTCGAGGCCCAGGTCATTGACCTGGAGGCCAAAATCGCCTCCGATAAGTATGAAATCGACGCGCTCCAAGGGGCCCTGAGGACTGTCAATGAGGATGAGTATTACCCCGTCATCCCTGGCCGATATTTCAATAATCTGCCCGACGATGCCGTGGCCGATGAACTACACTGCGATACCTCCACAGTATGGCGGAACCGCAAGCGGTTGGTGCAGCGTATGGCTGTTTGGCTTTACGGGGCCGAGGCTGTTCGGTAGGCACAGCAGCTCCCCCTTCCGTGCAATTTATCGGTGCAAAAAAGATGCAATGGACTGGTGCAATTTACTGTGATATAATCTCAGACAATAGAGAAATAGCACACAGCGGCAGAAAGCCCTTCGGGCCTTCTGCCGCTGTGTGCTATTTCTTAACCATGAGAAGGAGGCAAAGCTATGGACATTGTGCAAAAGGGTCTGGGTGAGCTCTCACCTTATGAGAACAATCCGAGGGTGAATGATGAGGCCGTGGACGCTGTGGCCGCCTCCATCAAGGAGTTCGGCTTCAAGGTCCCCATTGTGATAGACGCTCAGGGGGTCATTGTGGCCGGTCACACCAGGTACAGAGCCGCGAAGAAGCTGGGCCTGGAGGCCGTGCCCTGCATTGTGGCCAATGACCTGAGCGAGGAGCAGATAAGGGCCTTCCGGCTGGCCGACAATAAAACGGCGGAGCTGGCGAGCTGGGATGAGGAGCGCCTCGCCCAAGAACTGGCCGAGATAGCTGACATCGACATGACCGTGTTCGGCTTTGATGAGGACGATGCAGATCTCGGTGACGAGCTCCTGGATAACCCGTACACAACCGCCCCCAACTCCTTCATTGCCCAGACCATGGCGGATAAAAAAGATGCCTGCTTCATCTAAGCTGGCACCATCCCAAGGAACGAGAGGTGGTGAGAGTGGCACATCAGAACAACGAGCAAAACCTTATCCCATTCAATGAGCGAACCGAGGATGAACGGAGGGAGCTGGCTGTAAAGGCTGGGAAGGCGTCCGGGGCAGCCAGACGGAAGAAAAAGACCATGAAGGCCACCGCTAAGATGCTGTTCGACCTTCCCATAACCTCTAAGGAGCTGAAGCAAAAGCTGGCCCTCCTGGGTGTCTCCACAGATGATGCCACATACCAAACCGCCGTCCTCGTGGCTATGCTTAACCAGGCCATGAAGGGCAACGTCAAGGCTGCTGCCTTCTGTCGGGAGCTGCTGGGAGAGGACCCGTCCCTCCAGCTCCGCCGTGATGAGCTGAAACTATCCCGTGAGAAGTTCCAGCATGAGAAGGCTATGGACGAGCGCACAGTGGCCGCAGACGAGCAGAAGGCTTCCCTGGCTGATGCTATCCAGGCGGCATACCAAGAACGGCTCAAACGTGAGCAGACGGGCGGTGAGGACAGATGATAGACCCGGCGGCAATCCTGTATTACGCCGATAACCCTGTGGACTTTGTGGAGGATATTATCAGAGCGAAGCCTGACCCGAACCAAAGGGACATCCTGAACTCCATAGCCAAGTATCCCATGACCTCTGTACGCTCCGGCCACGGCATAGGCAAGTCTGCTGTGGAAAGCTGGGCTGCCATCTGGTATCTGTCTACGAGGCCCTTCCCCAAGATACCGTGTACGGCCCCCACCCAGCACCAGCTATGGGATATTCTATGGGCTGAGATTGCAAAATGGTTGCGGTCCAACCCTGTATTGAGCAACGACCTTATCTGGACCAGAGAAAAGGTCTATATGAGGGGATACCCCGAAGAATGGTTTGCGGTGGCCCGGACTGCCAGCAAGCCGGATGCCCTCCAGGGCTTCCATGCAGACCATGTGCTGTATATCATCGACGAGGCATCCGGCGTGCGGGATGATATTTTCGAGCCCGTCCTGGGCGCTCTGTCTACCGAGGGAGCCCGCCTGCTGATGTGCGGGAACCCTACCAGGATCACCGGCTTCTTCTATGATAGCCACCATAAGAACAGAGCCGCCTATAATGCCCTCCATGTGGATGGCCGGGATAGTAGCCGTGTCGATATGAAGTTTATTCAAACCATCATTGAGATGTTTGGAGAGGACAGCGACGTTTTCCGGGTCCGCGTGGCTGGAGAGTTCCCGAAAGCACTCCCTGATAGCTTCATTGCTATGGAATGGGCAGAGAAGGCCAGCGAGGGTGAAGCACCAGCCATTGGGCGGGTCCTGAGGGTGGACATCGGCATTGACGTTGCCAGATATGGCGATGACAGCAGCGTCCTCTCCCCCGTGCTGGATAAGACCGTGCAGGACGAGCCACAGGTCTACCACCACAATGACACTATGGAACTTGCCGGGAGAGCTGTTCAGGCAATCAAGGCCTATGCTATGGCCCACGAATGGGCCTCCATTCATGTCAAGGTGGACTGCGACGGCCTGGGCGTGGGTGTATATGACCGGCTGGCTGAGCAGAAGGAGGAAATCATAGCAGCTGTGGAAGCTGACCGGGAGGAGCGGTATAAGGGAGAGGACCCGGACAAGGTCCCGCCCCCGTTTTGCCTGGAGGTCCTGGAGTGCCACTTCGGTGGCGAGGGTGGGCGGATAACAGATGATGACCCAATCGAATACCAGAACAGCACTGGGCTCATGTGGGGAGCTGTACGGGAGGCCCTGAGGACTGGCCGCCTACATCTCTGGTACAGTGACGTTCAAATCAGCCAGTTATCCAACCGAAAGTATTCCGTGAACAGCTCTGGCCGGATTGAGCTGGAGCGGAAAGAGGCCATGAAGAAGCGGGGGTTATCCTCCCCCGATATGGCTGACGCCCTGGCCCTTGCGCTCCACGACCCCACCGTGAGCGACTGGAGCCTGGAATTTTAACGAGGAGGAATTACCTTGAAGAAGCTAAACGGGTATCTTGTGGGAGGCAAGGGCCTCCCGATGAAATATATCCGGGCCGAGAGTGCCCAGGGCGCCCGTCGGGTGTGGCGGGAAAAAACCGGGGCCGGGAAAACCACTGCCCCCGTGGTTTCCCAAGTGACCTGGAGGAAACCCCGCCCCCGGCAGAAGAAAGGGGTCGAGGAGTAAATGGCCTTTTGGAACAGGTGGAAAGCCACCAGAGGGATCGCCTCTCGCCCCTATCAGGAGGGGGGCTTTATGGTCCCTCGGTGGACTGCCCCGCCGGAGAGGAACACGGAGGAGTGGGTACAGGCCTTCAGGACAAACCCCCGGCTGGCCGTGGTGGAACGCATAGCGTCAGACCTGTCCGCCGCCGCCGGGAAACTGTATCGCATCGGGCGGGACGGAGAGGAACAAGAGCTTGACGAACACGCCTTCCTGGACTTCTGGGACAATCCCAACCCTCTGCATGAGATGAGCAATGCCGCCCTCTGGCGGCTGCTGGAAATCTACCTTGCCCTCAAAGGCGAGGGCTATTTTATTATCGAGAAGGATATTTTCGGGCGGCCTGTGGAGCTCTGGCCTGTCCCCGTTCACTGGGTACAGATGACCCCTTACCTGGACCACCCGTTTTACACTGTCCGTTCCACCTCCGGGGCGCTCATGCAGGTGTCTGTTGATGATATGTTCGTGATGAAGGACCTAAACCCCTACGACCCGTTCAGGCGTGGCCTGGGCCAGTCTGAGGCCCTGGCTGATGAGATTGAGACGGACGAATATGCAGCAAAATTTCAGAAGCGGTTCTTCTTCAATGACGCTACCCCGAACCTGGTCATCTCCATGCCGAAATCCACGCCTGAGCAGCGACAGCGGTTCAGGGCTGAGTGGATGGAGCGTTTTCGGGGAATGTACCAGAGCCACGGCGTTGCCACTGTCAACGGCGAGGTGGTGGTGAATAAGGTCGGGGACACCATGAAGGACATGGACATGGTGAACGGGCGCATCTTCATCCGGGACGCTGTCCTGGAGCACTTCGGCGTCCCCCGTGAGATTATGGGCATCACCGAGAGCAGCAACCGGGCCACCTCTGAGGCTGCCCAGTATATCTATGCTCAGAATGTGCTTATGCCGCGGCTGAGGCGCCGGGAGGAGGCTGTCAACAAACAGCTCCTTCCCATGTTTGGCCCCGACCTGGTGTGGAGATATGAGGACATCGTTCCCCGGAACCAGGAGTTTGACAAGTCGGTGGGCATTGACGGCTGGAACGCTGGCCTGCTCACCAAGGACGAGGCCCGCGAGAAACTGGGGATGCCCCCGGCTCCTGTGGGTGGGAATGTCTATAAGACCACCTTCTCCGATGTGTTTGTTCGAGACGATGATGACCCCGCCGCCCTTTCTGTTGCCGCCGCCAATCTCCAGTATGCCGACGGCGCTCCGCTGCTTCAGGAGAGCGGAAGTGAGGACATAGAGATAACACAAGGGGGTGCCCCCATCCTTGGCTCAGACGTTGAAGGGGCGGGCAATACGGCGGTGGAAATCACCGACGGAAAGGAACGGCCCACACCAGAGGAGAAAAAGGCCTCCCTGGTCCAGGCTGCCCAGCGTGCCCTCCTCCAGGCCGAGAGGGAGGAGAGCCGCCGGTTCGAGATTGCTACGGCCAAGTATTTCCGGGAACAGTCCAATCGCATTGCCTCTGCTATCACTGGTACAGAAAAGGCCGAGAGGACCGTCTGGGACATCCTTCTTGATGGGGTCCCGGAATATGACGTGGACCCGTCCGGATCCTGGATGAGGCTTGATGAGGCCGAAAGAGCCCAGCGGGTGGACAATTTCGTTCTGGGGCTTATCGACTGGCCTGGAGAGGTTTCGGTCCTGGCTGCTATCTTCAACCCCCTGTGGCAAGAGAGCTATGCCAAGGGTGCAGAGGTTGCGTCCAGGGTCTATGGCCTCCAGGCTATCCAGAGGCCGGAGTTGGTATCTACCGCCAAGCTGAGGGGCGGCGTCCGGGTGAAGAATATCACTGAGACTACCCAGAAGGAAATTTCCCGTATTGTGGCCGCCGGCCTGGAACACGGAGACAGTAGGGCCACGATAGCTGCTCAAATCCAAGAGGAGATGCAGACCACCAGCGCACGGGCCCGGACTATTGCCTCCCAGGAGTGCAATAGCAGTCTTTTGACCGGGAGCCATGACATGATGAGGAGGGCCGGGGCTGAGTGGAAAATCTGGCACGTCACCAACATGGCAGTGGCCCGTGACAGCCATAAGAAATTGAACGGGAAGCGGTGCCCCATTGATGGGAAATTCGAGAACGGGTGCCGTTACCCGTGCGACCCTGACTGCGACGACCCCTCCGAGGTGGTCAACTGTCACTGCTTCCTGACCTATGAATGACCGGGGGTGCAATATGGAATTTTCACCAGAACAGGCCGTAGCTGCCGCTGAGGCGGCAGGCATTGACCTGAAGAAGGAGCTGTTCACCGCTGGGGCCCTGGCCGCCGGCATGACGGCTGAACTGGAGCACGGGGCCGGAAGCCCTGATACCGACATTACCAATAATGACCCCATTCTGACGGCAAAACTTGCGGTGGCTCACCTCCGCAAATCGCCGTTTTATTATGCCCCCAAGCGGGGCCTGAAGGCATGGGAGAACTCACTGAGAAGGGGGGTGAAAACCAAGAGTATGAAAACCGAGTACAAGGTCCTCCAATTCAAAGCGGACGAGTACGAGGAAGATACCGGCATTTTCAGCGGCTACGCCGCCGTGTTTGGGAATGTGGACAGCGGCGGCGACATTATAGAGCCCGGTGCCTTCACGAAGACAATCGCCGAAGGCTGGGAGCGGGTCAAAATCCTGGCCCTGCACAATGACTGCTGGCTTCCTATTGGCCGTCCCTTGGAACTGCGGGAGGACAGCAACGGCCTTTTCCTGAAGGCCAAAGTCAGTGACACCTCGATGGGGCGCGACATCAAGGTGTTGCTGAAGGACGGCGTACTCAATGAACTGTCTATCGGATACGACCCTGTCGTGTTCGATTATGACCAGGAGAGCGGGGTGCGCCATCTCCGTGAAGTGAAGCTGTGGGAGGTGTCCGTGGTCACTTGGGCGATGAACCCTGAGGCCACCATCACCGACTACAAGCGGACCACAGAGGCAGCCGAGAGGGCTAACGCTATGGCTGCTGAGGTTGCGGCTGATATAAAAGCAGGCCGTAAAATCAGCGCCTCCAGACTGAAAGCCCTCCGGGAAGCGAGCGCCAGCATGAAGGCCGCAACCAAGGCCCTTGACAGCATCATCCGTGAAGCTGGAGAGGACAGCACACCCAAAGGGGGCTCTGCCCCTGATGCCCGGAAGGGAGCGCACCCGTCCGGGGCAACTACCATTGAAATTTTACTTTGACAGGAGGAAAACCAAATGAGCAAGTATATCCCCAAGACCAAGAACACTGCCGCCCCTGGTGGCCGCAAGTCTGTGAAGATGGAGGCCGACGAGCTGACCGAGAAAATCAAGGCTTGCGTAAAGGAGGCCCTGGAGGAGCAGTCCGAGGCCAAAGCTGAGGGCGAGGAAGGCGACCCCTCTGTTGAGGCGGCCCCCGGCGACATCTCCGCTCTGATTGAGCAGGCCATGGACGTGGTGGCACAGAAGCGGAAGGCCCGGAAGGATGCTGGCGAGGAGCTGGGCGAGGTGAGCACCGACGAGGTCCTGGAGGCTGTCGGCGAACTTCTGGACGCTCAGGAGGAGGCCAAGGCCGATGATGGCGTGGAAGATGAGGAAGCGAAGGAGGATGAGGGCATGGAGGGAAACGAGGAGAAGGGCCGCAAGGCCGCAGACCGTCCTTCCAGCACCAAGGCTGCCCCTGCCCGGAAGGCTACCCCCGCCCCCGCCCAGCGGAAGTATAGCGGCATCTACATGAGCCGTGGAACCTCTGCCACCCCTGCCAAGAAGTCTGTGCCTCCCGCCATCCAGCTCGCTCGGGCCATTAAGTGCCTGGACGTATTTGGCCGCCACGACCCCGATATGGCCTCCTTCTACGCCCGGAAAAAGTATGACGATGCTGAGATGGCAAGGGAGTTCAAGGCCCTGTCTGCCACCAATCCTGCCGGCGGTGGCTACCTCATCCCCGAGGTTTATCTGGATGACATCGTGGAGCTGCTGTACGCCAAGACCGTTATTTTTGAGCTGGGCGCTCAGAAGGTCCCCATGGCAAACGGCAACCTGAACATCCCCCGTATGACCGGCGGCGCCCGTGCCACCTGGGGCGGCGAGGGCCGTAAGATTGCTAAGAGCCAGCCCACCTTTGGCAACATTAAGCTGAGCGCCAAGCGCCTGGAGGCCATTGTCCCCCAGACCCGCGAGCTGCTGATGTCCACCAATTTCTCTGCCGACCAGATGTTTGCCAATGACCTGACCCGCCGCATGGAGCTGGGCCTGGACTTCGGCGCTATGTTTGGAAAGGGCGGTGAGTTCCAGCCCCTCGGCGTGTTTGCCGATAAGGAAGTGGAGCACCTGGACGCCAAGAGCCTGAGCAATGAGGACCTGGCCGACAGCAATGGTAAGGTCACCGCCGACTTCCCTGTGTTCGTCCGTTCCAAGGTCCTGGCAAAGAACGTAGATGACCAGAAACTCGGCTGGGCCTTCAACTCCGTGCTGGAGGGCTACTTTATGAACCTCAAGACCACCACTGGTGCCTACATCTATCGTGATGAGATGACCAGCGGCAAGCTGATGGGCTTCCCCTATCGTGTGTCCAACCAGATCACCACCGATGCCTCCGGCCTCACTGAGCTGGCCTTCGGTAACTGGAGCGACCTGCTGGTGGGTGAGCAGCTGGGCCTGGAGACTTACACTACCCTGGACGGCTCTTGGGTGGATGAGGACGGTGTCCAGCACAATGCCTTCGAGGAGAACCTGGCAGCTACCCGTGCGCTGATGTATGTGGACATTGCCGCCCGGCACAAGGAGAGCTTCATCCACGTCAAGAACATCAAGGCATTTTGAGCCTGAGAAATGGAGGTAAAGAACCATGAAACGCGAACTCATTCAGAATGTGAAGGTCACTCCCTATACCAGTGAGACTGCCATTGACCGGGAAGGCTACCTGTCCGCCGTCCTGGGTGTCCTGGTGGGCACTCCCTCTGGGAGCCCCACTGGGATGGCCGTTAAACTGACTGTGACCGAGTGCGACACCGAGGGTGGGAGCTATACCCCCGCCGCCGATAAGCTCATTCCCGTGGATAAGGCCCTGGGCGCTGACGGCTCCATCTCCCTGGAGACTGACGCCGCCGGCGGTTCCCTGGTAAACTTCGACCTCGACCTGGTGGGCTGCAAGCAGTTCCTGAAGGTCAAGGTGGAGATGACCTGCACCGGCGGGAGCAGCCCTTCCTGCACCGCTACTTGTGCCCTCGCCCTTGGGGACAAGGCCTACACCCCGGCGTAAGACCGCATAGAAGCGCGTACAAAGGAGGTTTGCACTATGGCAAGGGTATATGACCCCCCGAAGATGAAACCGGCGGAGAATAAGCTGGAGCGGCCCACCAAGGAGCGCAAGGGCTCCTCCACCAAGAAAAATGAGAAAAGCCAGGAGGAGGGGGAGGGCGAATAGCCTACCCCCTCCCCGATGAAGGGAGGCAAGCTCATGTCCAAAGCTACGGTAGCCCTGGCCCCCAATGCCATGACTACGCTGGAGGATACCATGGAACGGCTCGGTATCCCTGAGGAGGAGGCGGACCAGGCCACCAAAAATAATCTCGTCCGGCTTATCAATGCCGCCTCCGCCTGGGTGGAAACTATCACAGGGCGCCACTTTGGGAAGGCTACCTACACAGACCGATACCCTGGCCCCGGAGCCCAAGAGCTGGTCCTTAGGGAGTATCCTATCCGGGCCGTGGAATATGTGAGGGATACCGCTACTGGGGCCATCATTGACCCTGGCTCGTATGACTTCACTATGGGGGGAAATATTGGGGTATTGTACCGGGATATGGGCTGGACCTTCCGGGGATACCCCTATGGGCTGGCGAATGACTACCGGGCGGCCAGCCGCTATCTGGAGGTCAAATTCACTGCCGGTTATGTTCTGCCGAAGGACGCCACTGAGGATGAACCCTCCGACCTGCCCGCCGACATCATCTCCATTGTCTGGGGCATTGCAGAGCAGGAATACTCCATCCTTGCAAATGGGTCCCAGGGCCTCTCCGCCTTCTCTGTTTCCGATGTGTCCTGGACCTTCGATAAGGAGCCCAGGGCCTCATGGATGGAAACCCTCGGCCACTACATGAGGTGGTGAGCCTGTGAGACTGAGCGACAAGATTACCCCGGAGCTGCTACGCATCAAGGGGGAACTGGAAAAGCTCCAGAAGCTCCGTATCAAGGTGGGCATCCAGGGCGACGCTGACAGCGAAATACTGACCATTGCCCGCGTCCATGAGTATGGAGCCGTCATCCATGCGAAACAGGCCAAAAACCTGTGTATCCCCATCAGCGAGGAGAGCTACGACAAGAGCCCAAGGGACTTCCCGGACCTGTTCTTTATCAGGTCGAAAAATGGGTATCTCCTGGGCGTGACCGCCCAAAAGCCCCGGAAGCGCCGGAAGAAAGGCGAGGATGGCCCCTCTGATGACCTCAATCTCCTGTTTCTGCTCCTGCCTTCCGTCACCATCCCTGAGCGGTCCTTCATCCGTGCTGGCTATGATGCCAACCGGGATAGGCTGTCGGAGGTGTGCCTGGATGCCGTTTCGGACATTATCCGAGGGCAAAAAGATGCCTGGACCGCCGCGGAATGGATAGGTGGAAAGGCTGTGGACTTCATCCATGAGTTCATGTCCGATGCCTCTAACTTTGAGCCCAAAGGGCGCATCCAGAAGGAGCGGGCCCCGAGCTGGGCCAACAACCCCCTGGTGGTCACCAAGCGGCTTTTCAATTCTGTCGCCTGGAAGGTGGAGGAGGGCGATTAAATGGCGTTCAGAATGGCACAGCCTACCATTCCCCGGGGGCTGATGCACACCATGTACGACCTGAAGGCCGGGAGCAAATTTGACCAGGCCCAAGGCGGCCAGTGGGTCCCTGGGGGAGCTACTGAGCGAACCCCCTTCCAGGGGGCCGTGCTGCCGGTCAGCGATAAGGACCTGGTGAGGGAAATCACCGGCACCATGTCTGACCACAGCGAGAAGATTTACACTAATGGCTATGCGCTGAGGGTTGGGGCACAGGTCCTTGACCCTCAGACTAATATCACCTACACCGTTACTCAGGAGCTGGGACACAACAGTATCCACCCCATGAAGCGGTATCTGGTGGAGGCCAGAGGGGAGGCGGCCACGAAATGAGGTCCTACGTTGAGAAGCGAAACGCCCTCATCCTTGCCCTGAGCGAGTTCGTTGGCCGCCCCGTTCTGTTGGCCTCCCAGGTAGAGCCGGAGATGGAGCCACCCTTCATCGTGTACTCCATCACCTCTGACTATATCCCCGACAATGGGCTGGGCAATTACTCTCTGGAGGACGGGAGTATGGAAGGAACTGCGGTGGAGGTCCGGGCGGAGCAGCCGACCACCACCATGTCTTTTACTGCTTGCAGTATCAACCGAGTGGAGATGAAGGACGGGGCCCAGGTGTCAATCCTGGGTGCTGACGAGGCCCTGGAGCTGGCAACGCTGGCCCAGGGCTTTTTCCTTCATGGGGGGCGATATTCTATCCAGAAGGCCGGCTTCGTGGTGGTGGATGTGAGCAATGCTGCCAGCCGTGATGCTCTGGAGCTGGACGAGATGGGCCGCCGGTTTGGTTTCGATGTGCGGATGAGGTACAGCCGCATTGACCTTGCCCAGGTTGATACTGTGAAAAATGCAATTACCGCACAAAAGGAGTGATTACAAATGCCGAATGATGTTGTCGTTGTTGTCAATATCGACGCCAAGCCCGCCGGAACTGAGAGCCTGGACATCCTGCTTCTCTCTACCGAGGGGGCGAAGGACGTTGCCACCTATCGGGACCTGGAAACTATCAAGAAGGACTACACCGGGAAAAAGGTGGCGGCTATGGCTGAGAAACTTTTCGACCAGGGCCGTACCACCCTGGCTACCACCCTCATCCGCAAGGTGAAAATTGCAGGCATTGAGGCCCCTTCCGGGAGCGGAGAAAGTGAGAAGGCCACTGCCCTGGTCCAGGCCATTGAGGCTCTTCGGGAGACGGACGATGATTGGTATATCCTGCTCACCGACCAGACCGGGAAAGAGGCCGTGGAGGCCCTGTGTGCCTGGGCCGAGGGGACTGAACCCACCGAGGCAGAGCTGGGCGCCGGTGAAGAGGATCACCGCAAGCTCTACTTCGGACAGACCTCCGATAAGGAGCTGGCCCTGACCAATGCCCGGAGTATTATCATCTATACGGATGCCCCCGACGAATATGCCGATGCTGCCTATGTGGGCAACGTGGGGCCCTTCTACCCTGAGAGCGTGACCTGGAAATTCAAGCGGCCCCAGGGCATTACCGTCCCCGACCTGACCAAGGCGGAGAAGGACGCACTGGAGGAGGCCAATGTCAACTTCCTGACCGTGGAATACAAGCGGGAGTACATCAAGAACGGCACCTGCCTCAATGGTGAGTTCATCGACGTACAGATGGGAGCTGACTATATCGCCAAGACCATGAGGGAGAACCTGTACGACATTTTCCTGGAGAACGCCAAAGTCGGCTATACCGACGAGGGCTTTGCTGTCATTGCTGATGGTGTTTTTAAGGCCCTCAACCGTGCCGTGGGTCTGGGCATCATTGCCCTGGACACTGAGAGCGGCCAGGGGGTCTATACCGTTAACGTCCCGAAACGGTCCCAGGCTTCTGATGAACAGGCCCGCAACCGGCAGATGCCGGATATTACCTGGGAAGCCCTGCTCGAAGGTGCTGTGCATGGCGTGAAGGTCAAGGGGACCCTCCGGGCCACCCTGAGCGCATAAGAAGGGAGGAAAAATCATGTCTATTGAGGTCCAGAGCTATGACCCCAAAAAGGTCAATGTCATTGTCGCCGGACGAGCCATTACCGGCTTTGCCGCTGATGGTGTCGTGACCCTGAGCAAAAACGAGGATAGTGTAACCCCCTCTGTGGGTGCCAAGGGTGATGTTGCCTATTCTGAGAACGCCAACGAGAGCGGCACGGTAGCCCTTACCCTCATGTCCACCTCCTCCAGTCTCCCGTATCTCCGGGAGCTGGAGGCCAAGCGGCGGCTCATCACCGTTTCTGTGCAGGATGCGAACGACGCCGATAGCTTTGCTATGAGTGCGGACAACTGCCGCATCCTGAAGATGCCTGATGCGGCCCGTCAGAAGGAACAGGGAACCGTCACCGTCAATATCTATGTACCTTCCATGGTGCTGAGATGACCCGGCGGCGGTGAGCTACTATGAAAAAATGGCTGGACAGGCCGAAGTCGCTGAGTGAAAGGAGCTATCGAAAATATATGGCAAAGCAGAAGAATGTCACTGTAAACGGTCAGGAGTTCACCCTTCAGAGCGTGTCCCCCACCTGGTATTTCCAAACCAATGATGAGTGTGGAATGACCGGCGGCAAGAAGGACACCACCAAGTATCTGGATACCATTTTCAAGAACGTGGTCATTTCCCCTGCTGAGGTGAGAACCGACGGCATGGCCTATTTTGACGCTCAGGAGGATGTCAAAACCCCGGAGAAACTTATCTCCGCCATCGAGAAGTTTCTTCGAGAGTGAGTATTCACTGGAGGCGGCCCACCGGCGGGCCGTCCGCAATAAAGCATTCTGGATGATGGTTTATGGTGGCAATGGCCTGTCCTATCAGGAACTCCGCGAAATGGATATGGCTGACTACCGGGAAGCTGTCGAGGCCAGGATACTCTATAACACAGAATGGACCAAAAAGAGGGGCGGGGCCAGTTGAGGCCTCCCCCTCTTTTTGCGCGTGAGGAGGTGAGGAAATGCCTGATAGCAGGGAAATGACTTTCGGTCTTGACTTTGGCCTGAAGGATGCCATCGAGCAGTTGGAGGATGTGGTCACCCGCCTGGAGCAGGCCGTGGACAGCGCCCGTGGTGTAGAAGAAGCTGGGCGCGGCATGGGCGCCGGTATTGAGGCCGGATCTAAAGCGGGAGCTGATGGGCTCCGGGACATCCGAAATGAGGCTGAAGATGCCGAGGACAGCCTGGATGACATCGGGACCAGTTTTCGGTCTATGGGCCGGGATGCTGACAGTTTCGGGTCCGCGGTTGCAAAGTCTATGGGGACCGCGGCGAAAGAGAGCGGTAGTGCCTCCAAAAGCATAAAGGCTGGCTTCGATGGAGCTATTGGCTACACTCAAAAGAAAATCACCGGCTTCACTGGGAAGGTCCAGAAAGGCGTCAAAGGCATTGGTGCCGCCTTTATGAACCCCATAGCTGCCATCAAAGGGAAATTCCTGGGCGCTGTTGAAAAGGCCGCAAATAAGCTGAACGGCCTCGGAGACGAAGCGGATGATACCAGGAAAGACCTTGACGATATGGGCGATGAAGGCGAAAAAGCTGGTGGTGAGGTCAAAGAGGCCATCAAGGGGGCCCTGGCCGCCTTCGTGGGCTTTGAGGCAATCCAGGCCGGCATAGATAAGCTGAAGGAGTTAGGCGCTGCTGCCATCGAGGCTGCTGGTGCTGCTGAGAGCGGTGGGAAAAAGTTCGAAGCCAGTTTCGCTGGGACCGATGCGGCGGCATGGGCAGACAACTATGCTGCCTCGGTCCATCGGAGCACGGCTGAGGTGCAGTCTTTCATGGTGTCCAACAAGGCCATGTATGGGGAAATGGGCATCACTGGGGACGCTGCTGCCGAGCTGTCCAAGGTCACCACCTCCCTGGCCTATGACTTCGGCAACGCCTTTTCCATGGCTGATGCTGACGCCCTGGGGGTGGTCCAGGACTACCTCTCCGGCAACAGCGCCGCCCTGGAGGAGTACGGCATACACATTGACGATACCGTGCTGAAGAATAAGGCCATGGAAATGGGCCTCGGGAGCCAAATTGATGAGCTGGACGATGCTGCTATGGCCCAGGTCAGGCTCAATGCCCTGCTGGATAAGAGCGGAAACATCCAGCAGGCAGCTATTAAGAGCACCGGCGGCCTGGTGAACAGCACAAAAAGTCTCAACGGCATCTGGTCTGAGTTCATGGCTGATGCTGGCGCTGAGTTTACCCCCGTTCTGGAGGGGTTATTCGGTACCATCCTGGAGAGCTGGCCGACTATTGAGCCCATGTTGATGGACTTTGTCGGTATGCTGTCTGATGGCCTGGGAGAGGCCATCCCCGTGGTCATGGAGCTGGGACAAACCTTGCTTCCTGTGCTGACGAATGTGCTCGGCACACTATTCCAAGCCGCCACGCCACTTATCTCGGTTTTTTCCAGTTTGGCCCAGACCATCCTTCCGCCTCTGGCAAACATTGTTGGTCTGATTGCCGAGACTGTCATGCCGCCCCTGGTGGATATTCTGAACACGTTGACCACCAGTATCATCGAGCCCCTTATGGGCCCGCTCCAGAGTATTGCTGAGGCTTTTCTTCCGCCGATAGCTCAACTGCTTGGCCTGGTGTCTCCCATCCTGGGGGCTATGAGCCCAGTCCTGCAGGTTATAGGGGACGTGCTAGGGGTCATCGCTGATGTGCTGGGGTCTGTGGTTGGATGGCTGGCCGATGGTGTGGGTAAGGTCGCCAGTTTCTTCGGTGGGCTGTTCGGCGGCGCCTCTGAGAGTGAGGCTGCCGTAAATGACCTGAGCGGTGCAGTGGAAAACCTGGACGGTGTGACCTCCAAGGAAACCTCCCTTGCTGTGGATACCTCCGAATATCGGGAGAAGGTCAACGGGGCTGCTGAGACTGCCACCAAAGCTGTGGAGGAAAGCTCCAATGCTGCTGCGGAGATCACTGACGTAAACTTTATGGCGATGGGGACCTCTGCCGAGGTTGCATACGGTCAAATGCAGACCGATGCAGAAACGGCCTGGGACGCTATGACAGCCGCCGCAGACGCCGGAGCTAATTCCATAGTTGATGACTTCAAACGCATCACAGCGGCGGCGAGAGAGGCCAATACAGCTACCTCCGGGACTGTTGGCACGAATATCCCGCACAATGCCAAGGGAACTGATAATTTCCCCGGCGGCCCAACCTGGATGAATGAGGAGGGCGGCGAGCTTGCCATCCTGCCCGGTGGGTCTGCCATCATCCCTGCTGACCAGACCGAGCGCCTGGTGAACTCCTTCAGCACGACGAACCAGCAGAATAATACCCGGACTATGAGCTTCAACCCGCAAATCAGTATCGTGGTCAATGGTGGAGCTGATGGTGGGGTCATTGACGAACTGGAGGGCCGCATCCGGGCCCTGTTCGGCCAGCTCTATGCTGAGGCCCAGGAAAAGGATTACTCCGAGAGGGCCATGCAACACGGCTTCGCATAAAGGGAGGGACGGCGAATGTATGTACTTCAAGGGGCGAAATGCGGAGCTGTCCGCTTCAAACCCTTCGTGAACGGCGTGATTAACAAGGAGACTGTGAGCCGCCAGTCCACTATTACCGATAACCCGATAGAAGGTGGCGGGAATATCAACGACCATGTCTTTCGCTCGCCGCTGAACTTCCAACTCTCCGGGACCGTGACGGATGGGGCCGCCGCCATTGCCACTCTCCAGCAAATGTGGATGAAGGGGGACGTACTGACCTATACCGGGAGGAACCAAATCGGCAATCTGGTCATCCAGTCCCTCCAGTCTACCCATGATGCAACCAACCGGAAGGGCTTTACCTTCACGGCTACCCTGAAGCAGATAACCATAGGGAGTAGTGAGGACAGTGGAACAGCCGATATGATGTCCGGCCAGGATAATGCCGCCGCCATAAAGTCTGCTGCATCTAGTCCTGGAGGGAAATCTTCCTCCCAAACATCCAAAGTTTCTGCCGCCGGTCTGAAGACAACGGTATCCCAGACTATTTCGAGCACCGCATATTCGTCTTATGTGGCTACCTACAACTCCAAGCCGGCAAGTAGCTCCGGGCCTTCCTCCAGGTCAACCCCCACGAATACCGGGAGGAGGTGACGGAGTATGCAGCTCATAGAACTTGGCGCCGAGGTCGAGTATATCGACATCGACACTGGGAAAATCCCGTACACCTTCAGTATCAAGCTGGAGGATAAGACCTACGCCTTCACCGTCAGGTATAACGACGCGGGCGGATTTTTTACTATTGACCTGAGCATTGCGAATACTGGAGAGGTCCTGGCCTATGGGGACCCTGTGCGGTATGGCCGACCCATGTTTGGCCCTATCGAGGACGAGCGGTTTCCATTGCCTGTCATCATTCCCCTGTGCCTTACTGGGGACGAGGTGGACGAAGTGACCTGGGAGAACTTCGGGAAGCAGGTCAAGCTCTACCTATACGAGAGGAGGTCTGAATAAATGCCCTTCTGGATGAGGGAGGCAACCCTTCAAATTGGCTCTAAGGTCTACCAGATGGATGACCTGTATTTTGAGTTCGAGGTCCCCTTTGAGGACAGCGACACTCTCCAGAGCGCCACCTTCAGAGCCTATAACCTGGCCGAGAGCACCCGAAAGGGCATCAAGCGAGGAAGCGCGATCATCCTGAACGCCGGCTATGAGGGGGACATTGGGGCCATCTTCGTGGGAAAGGTTTCGGCCTGCTCCCACAAGCACGATAAAACGAACTGGATAACCAGCATCACGGCTACCGCCGCCATGGACGAATGGCTCAGCTCCAAGGTGACCAAGACCTATGCAAAGGGAAGTACCGGCAAGGAAATTGTCTCCGACCTGCTGAACATCTTCGGGCTGGAGGTAGGCGAGTTCACCTTGGCCGTAAATAAGGTCTACGACCGGGGCCTGGTATGCAACGGAAAGGTCAAGGACCTGCTGAAGCAGGTCGTGGTGAATGACTGCAAGAGCCGGTTTCTTATCAGGACCGGCTCCATCATCATCAATGACCCTTCCAAGGGCATATCCAACGGACTGATGCTGACCCCTGAAAGCGGGCTGCTCATGTCTGGTGATGAGGTGGAGGAAACCGTCATCGCTGTGGGAGCTGACAGCCAAAAGGGCGCCGATGCTAAGGATGAAGAAGGGAACTTCATCACTCGTGAGTGTCTGCTCAATTACCACATCGGTCCTGCTGATGCTGTCTCAGTGAAGTCAAAAAGCATCAATGGAAAGTTTATCGTGGTGAGTGGGAAGCACTCTGGAAGCCCCAAGGGGGCCTGGAAAACCACCATTCAGATAAAACCTGCATAAAGGGGGATATATGGCACGACAAAGCAAAAAACGGGCGTTTGAAGATGCCCAGGCTCAGTCTATGGCCTCCTCCATTTGTGTGGCAGACATCGTGAAGGTGGTCGCTTTTGACGAGGCCAATATGACTGTCGATGTGCAGCCTATCACCAGATACCCGGATGAGGACAGTTTTCAGACGAAGCCCCAGGTCCTGGCTGTCCCCATTGCCATGATTTACGGCGGAGGCTGGGCCTTCCGGCCCGTGTACCAAGCTGGGGACATTGGCGTGGTGCTGTACCTGGACCGGGACAGTGACGCGGTGATAGCTGGCGGGGCTGAAGCTGACCCCAACACGGAACGGCTCCACAGTGGAGATGATGCCATCTTTCTGGGAGGTATCCGTGTCGGCGGCAACGCTATTTCCGGCTTCCCCTCCGGGACCCTCTGCATGGGGACCTCTGACGGGAGCGTATACTTCTCTATGACCAAGAGCGGCATTGACATCAAAGGGAATGTGACTATCACCGGGAACCTGACCACCACCGGCGGCGTGGTCAATCTGAACTGAGGAAGGAGGGCCTACGCTATGCCTGGAGCCGCCAGACTGAATGACAGCATACAGGGGACTACCGCCGGGGAGCACACCGGCCATGTCCCCCCTCATGGCCCCCTGCCTATCTCGGGGCAAATCTCCGGGGGGTGCTCTGGGGATGTGAATATCAACGGGCAGCCAGCGGCCACAGTGGGAAGCACCACCACGGAGCTGGACGCCTGTTGCGGGTCTAATTCTGGAGCCGTTGCCGCTGGCAGCGGCTCCGTTTTTATCAATGGGAAGCCGGCGGCCCGCCTGGGGGACGCCCTGGCCCCTCATAGTGGGACAGGGTCCATCTCCTCCGGCAGCTCCGATGTCCTGATAGGAGGGTGAACCGTGGAGGACAACTATACGCTGAGAATTGACCCTGAAAGCAGGGACATCACTTTTGATACCGACGGCATGATGGAAACTGTGGCCGGGGATGATACGACGGCTCAGGCGGTCCGCCTGACGCTCCAGACCTGGCTCGGTGAGTTTGCCCTTGTTCCGTCCCACGGGACCAACTACGAGGCGATCATGGGGAAGAAGCCCAAGGACCTGACCGAGGACGAGATACCAGAGGTCGTCCGGGCCGCCATCTTTCAGGAGCCGGAGGTCGAGGAGGTGGAGGAAGTGACCTATACGCAAGCTGGTAGGTCCCTTGACATCTTCTTTGTGGGGCGCCTCAGCAACGGAAATATTATCAGCTCGGAGGTGACGATGAATTGAACAATGAAGAATGGGGCGTAACTGAGCGCGGCTTCCACCGCCCGACCTATGTTGAACTCCTGAACGCCATTGAGTATAAGGCGAGGGAACTGTTCGGGGAAAAGGCCAACCTTACAGTCAGGTCCCCGCTGGGGCTTTTTCTCCGGGTCTTTGCCTGGATGCTCAATATCCTGTTTTCCCTGATGGAGGATGTCTATAACAGCCGCTTTGTGGATACCTCAGTCGGCACGAGCCTGTATAACCTGGGGAAGTCCATCGGGCTATCCCTCCTCCCCGCACAAAAGGCGACTGGCTATGTGACCTTCAGCGGAACCGCCGGAACAGTCATCCCCTCCGGCTTCCTGGTCAAGACTGTGGCCGGCCTCCAATATGCGGTTATGACCGAGGGAAGGATTGAGGCATCTGGGAGTGTAACGCTCCCAGTTCAGGCCGTGGAAACCGGGGCCGACTACAATGCCTCCGCCGGGACCGTGAAGGAAATCGTCAACCCGCTTGATGGTGTGGCGTCCTGCACCAATTCTGCTGCTGTGGATGGCGGGCGTGGGAGAGAAACAGATGAGGAATTCCGCGACCGCTATTATCAGTCTGTGGACTATGCAGGCGGCGTCAATGCTGATGCCATTTCCGGCGAACTCCTCCAGAACGTGAACGCCATCTATTCTGTCATCTGTTATGAGAATGATACCGATGAGACGAACGACCTGGGCCTTCCCCCTCACAGTATCGAGGTGGTGGCCTACGGAGGCCTCGATGAGGAGGTTGCGAAGGCCATCTACCGAAGAAAGGCCGCCGGTATCCAGACCTATGGCGGCAAAAGTATTGCTGTACTGAGTGCCAGCGGCCAAAGCATCGACATCCATTTCTCCAGGCCGACCACTGTTCCTGTCTACCTGAAAATCACCAACCTTCAGACCGATAGCGGTTTCCCCTATAACGGGAATGACCTCATCAAGGAGGCCCTTGTCAACTACATCGGTGGTGATACCTGGGGCGGCCTGACTATCGGGCAGGACGTCCTTTACATGGCTATACCCGGCGTCATCCTGAGTGTGTCCGGGGTGGTAGACTTTGACCTCCTTATCTCCAAGGACGGCGCGAGTTACAGCCAGGATAATATCGAGATAGGGACCAGAGAAAAAGCCGTGACCGATGGGGAGAAGGTGAGCATTGTATGAGCTATCTGTCCCAAATGCTTGACCAACTCACCAGCGCCTACACCAGGCAGGACATCCGCAATGACCAAAAGGGCCTTCCTTTGGAAACGAATATAGGCCGACTTTTTCAAACCCTCGCATGGGGCCTGGAGTTCGCCCATGAGCACGCTAATCGGATGCGGGAATGGGATGACCTGGACAATGCGAAAGGGGCTGTGCTGGACCGCTACGGGGCAAATTTTGGCGTTGAGCGTGGCGGGGCCACGGATACCGTGTACCGGCTCCTCATCAAGGTCAAGATGATTGCCCTCATGTCCGGCGGAGACATCGACACCATTATCTGGGCTGCTGCGAGCCTGTTTGATGTTGAGCCCTCCGACATAGAAATTCTGGAGAAATTCCCTTGTAAAATCCGCATCTGTGTGGACGAGGCCCTTTTGAGTTCTGAGCGCCTGGCCTCCATTGAGATCATTGCGGAACTGATGAAACGCATAGCTGCCGCCGGTATCGAGGTCCATATCCTGCTCAGGCACCGGCGGACGTATCAGTATGAGGTCATCATCTCCCGCGGCTGTGCTTTTGAGACGGTAGTATCTGGGGCTCCCGCTGCTGGGCCTTCAGCCTATACCGTCTCCCACATCAAAGGAAAAAGAATAGACAAGGAGGTTTGAAGCGATGTCTTTATTCACTGATGGTTGCTATCAGTGTGCGCCCGCTGAAGCTCTTATCGCTAAGGTGCTGGCTGGTCGCTGCACCATGCACTATACGAAGGTTGCCGTAGGAAGCGGGAGCATCCCGGAAGGAAGCTCCCCGGCTACCATGACCGAGCCCGCCGGATATGTGATGGACGCCAAACTCAGCGGGGTGACGAACCCTGTCGATGGAGAGTGTCAGGTTACCGCGCAGATCACTAGCGACGATGTGGCCGAAGACTTCTCCGCTACCGGCGTCGTGCTGTATGCTCAGGACCCCGACCTGGGGGACGTGCCCTATACATACCTCGTTCTGGAGAGTGCCCCTGAGCCTATTAAGTCAGCCGTTTCTACTGTGGGGAAAATCGCCATCTTTGAGCTGGTGGCTGCGGTGGGTGCTGTGGATAATGTAACCGCCGACATCGACCTCAAGACCCTGGTAACTGCTGAGAAGGTGGCCGAGATGATTGCCTCTCACAATGCTGATAAGAAGGCACACCCTGACATCAGAAAGATTGCCCAGGACGCCCTTGACCAGGTGGAGGCCCTGACCCACACCATCAGCGCCATTCCTTCCCAGAGCGGCAGCCTGACATACACGGGGTCCCCTCAGTCGCCGAGCTGGAACGGCTATGACCCCGCTACCCTGACCCTGGGAGGAACTACCCAGGGCACAGATGCTGGGACCTATACGGCCACATTTACGCCCAAGGACGATTACCAGTGGGCTGATGGTACGAAAGAGGCAAAGTCGGTCCAGTGGAGCATCGGCAGGGCGAATATTGCCAGTGTGCCTACGCAGACCGGTAGCCTGACCTATACCGGGAACCCTCAAAGCCCGACGTGGTCCGGCTATGAGGCTTCCAAGATGACCCTGGGCGGTATCACCAGCAACACAGGCGCCGGGAGCTATGCGGCCACCTTTACCCCGAAGGCAAATTACCAGTGGACGGATGGGAGTACGGCTGCTAAGGAAGCTGTCTGGACCATCGGGAGGGCCACCATCTCTACGCTCCCGAGCCAGTCTGGAGCTTTGACCTATACCGGCTCGGCACAGTCCCCCTCCTGGTCCAATTATGATGCTGCAAAGCTGACTATCGGCGGAGCGACCAGTGGAACCAATGCCGGGTCCTATGCTGCTACGTTTACCCAGACCTCCAACTATCAGTGGGACGGTGGTGGAGTTGGCCCCAAGAGTGTCAACTGGAGCATCGGTAAGGCCGCCGGCAGTTTGACGTTGAACAGGTCCAGCCTGACCCTAAACAATGCGACTAGGAGCGGCACCATTACCGTGACGCGGCCTGGTGATGGTGTCATTTCTGCTCAGTCCGACAAGCCTGGTATCGCCTCCGTAAGCGTGAGCGGGTCCACCATCACCGTAACTGCCGTTGCGTATGGCTCTGCTACTGTCACGGTCACTGTGGCCGCCGGGACGAACCATACTGCCCCCTCCTCTAAGACCTGCGCTATCACCGTGAACCTGTTCAACTCCACCCTGAACTCTAATACCTGGGCCGCTATCAAAGCCGCCAGCGACGCTGGAGACGCTGCCAATATGTGGAGCGTGGGAGATACCAAGAGCATCCGCATCAACGGGAAGGTGGGCAATTTTACTTTCTCCAACCAGTCTATTGATGCCTTTATTGTTGGCTTCAATCACAACAGCGGGAAGGAAGGCGGCCAGAGGACCCACTTCGCTATCGGGAAAATCAGTGGGAAACTGGTGGCCCTCTGTGATAACCAGTATAACAACGAGCAAACCACCGGCGGCTATTTCAACATGAACACCAGCCGAAGCAATGTTGGAGGATGGAACACCACCAACATGAGGCGGAATATCCTGGGCAATACCGGGACCCCCTCCAGCCCCCCGGCCAATACTCTGTTGGCTGCCTTGCCGGCAGATCTCCGCGCCGTTATGAAACCTGTCACCAAGTACACGGATAATACCGGCAACAACAGCAATGCGGCAGGGAATGTCACCGCGACTACCGATTATCTTTGGCTCTTTGCCGAGTTTGAGGTCTTTGGTCAACGCTATTATGCGAACCAGTATGAACAGAACCACCAGGCCCAATATACCTATTGGAAATCTGGAAACCTGAGGGTAGCGTACCGCCATTCGGCTACCGGCACGGCCGTCTGGTGGTGGCTGCGCTCCGCCCATTCCAGCTGCAGCTATACCTTCTGTCGTGTGAGCACCGGCGGCGGCTGCAGCTATGGCACTGCTTCCTGGTCGGCGGGCGTCCTCGCC